TTCCAGAGCTTATAACAAATGATATACCTCAGGCTATTACAGAAGCGGCTAGTGTTCCTGCAATCATCGCTTCAGAACAAGACAACTCAATGCTCATGTATTTTGGTATTGGATTTATAGTTATTTTAATTGGCATATTTGTTTATAAATATTATACGAATAAACATAAACAAGTTAGATTTCAAGAAAATGAAAATAATATCTGTTATGATGACGAATCAAACTTCTGTAGAAGATCGGAATTCTAACCATAAATTTCAAATAATTTGTTTTTCGATTTTTTTGTTTTATTATTTTTTTTTATAGTTTTTTTATTTGCTTTAGTTGATTTGTTTGCTTTAGTTGCTTTAGTTGCTTTAGTTGCTTTAGTTGCTTTAGTTGCTTTAGTTGCTTTATCTGATTTATTTGCTTTAGTTGCTTTTATAGTTTTATCATCAGGTTTATAATTTAAAAACCATTTTTGAAATTCTTCTTTATCGCCCTTTTCTTTTAATTCTTTATATTTTTCAGCTTTATGTGCGCGTATTTCTTCTAATGATTCTTGGTGTCCATAACAAGTTATACTAAAACGTCTTAATAAACCTTTTTGTTGCAATCGATTTCTTTGTTGAACATCATATAAAAACTTGGATATACATAAAATTCTATCTAAAAACTCGTTATAATAAGGTTTATCGGCATACAAAAATGCCAAATAGAAGCTCAACATGGTATCAATTGTTGCGACTTTTACTTTTTGTCCCTTTATATTTAAAACGTTATAACTATGACACCCAATTGGTTTATATATAAAGGCTATTGTATCATTGCCTAGTCGAATTTCATAATGCATGGGAACGATTTCACCCACTGGATCTCGATTAATTATTTTCGTATTTGTGACTCCAATATCTTTTAGTCTTTCTTTTACTATTTGTGCGGTTGTCTCTGGATCATTTGACAATACATCAAAATCCGCCACCTTTTCCAATTTGTGACGCAATTTTGCGGGCATGTATTGAGAATATAATGAAATCGCATAACCTCCAAAGAAAACTACTCCTTGGTTTACAAATGTATTTTTCACATTATCGTAAATCTCGTCTTCTTTGTCTCTATTTTCCATTTCTCTCTGAAAATCTACTTTATGACAATCAATAGAGGTTAAAGGATAATTTTTATTTAATAATGTAAGACGCTTCAAAACCTTTTCCCAGCGACTAATATCACCAGCAGGCCTAGATAATTCTAAAAACATTCCCATGCGCAAAAAATTGGGTGGCGCATATAATATACCATTTACGCGAATTGCATCTTTTTTCATAGAATTATAAATTGGTTTTGCAACATCTGTAATATCAGCAACAGGTATATAATTTACAAATACTTTATAGGTTCCATTGTGGTTACCTGATTTGGCTTCTACATCTGAAAATCCATTTTTGTAATAAATATCTGCTAGCTCTTTTGCATCTTCTAATGCATGAATAGTAAAAAAATCATAATCAGGTATTTCTGCTTCTTTATTATAAAATTGGTCATCTGACGGCAATATATTGTTAATAGCGGTACCTCCATAACAAATCAAGTTTTTTCTCTGAATAAAGTCTTCGACTATTTTAATAATTTTTTTAATATCTTCTGAATTTACTATACGTTTACCCATTTTTTCTTCCGCTTTATCCACTGCCATACGTAATATTGCTAATTCGCAGTCTTCAAAAGTTAATCCCTTGCAAACATTTTGATTTTTCATATGTGGTTCTTATATAATAACTAGATAAATAAAATAAAAAAATGACTTTATTTTATTTATAAATAATTATAATTATAGAATGAATGCTACATCTAGTTCACAAAGTTTAGATTCCAATATTTTATTTGAAATAGATAGAATACAAAACGGAACTATAAAAAAAAGAATTACGAATGAGTTGAACGAATTTAAAAAACAGGGTGCATATATGAATATTGAATACAAAATAGATGATAAAGAAAAAAGCGAACCTGTTTTAAGTATTACAATTGTTCTGGAAAATGAAAATAATGTGTATAATTTTGATGTTTCATCTCGTTATCCATTTAGACCACCCAATAATTTTTATATCAATCATATAAATTACAAAAAATACTTGAGTATACATTCTTCGAAAACCCTTCAAGAGCTTAAATTATACAAGGGTATTGGGTGTTTATGTTGTCATACTATCTTTTGTGGTGATAATTGGACACCATTATTAGGTCTAAAAAATTTTATAATTGAATTCAAAAAAATAAAGGAATATAGACAATATATTATTTACAAAATGCTTGTTGAAAAAATAATAAATAAATATTTGATTTCAGATATAAATTTATTTCAGTGGATGTATATGTGAATGACGGATGTATATGTGAATGACGGGTGTCTAAATTTGTAAATCAAAGTATTGATTTTCGACTGTACGTGGATCATATGAATAATCTGGGTTTTGAGGTACTGGGTCTGGTATAATAAGAGGTACATATCTCAATTCTTGTGGTTTTAATACAAAAGCCGAAGCACCGCGATTAAAAAACTGATCATTCTCTAATAAATAATCATCTACATATTGATATCTCATTGCAACCATTTGACAGCCATATATTCTAGATAACATACTACTTGGGTTTGGTGGATTTATGCCTTTATTTGGGAAAACAATTGTCATACCCGTTTTATTGAATTCAGTAAGTTCATTAATATCTGGATTATTTTTTATATCATAATAATTATAACCTCTCATAAATACGGAATTGCTTGTCATGTTTACATATTCCAAAAAATCTTCGTTTTGTAAAAAGGCATTGTTGGAACGATCGACAATTAATATTATTTTACCCAGAAAAGAGACAAGTGGTTCTGTTCCCAAATTATGCCCCGTATTTTCAAAACTATAATTATATCCTAACATTTTATCGTAATTGCTAAATATTTTCGCCAAATTAGTATACATTGTTTGATTTGAACTTTTTATTCTTAAATGAATAATAATCGGGTCTGTTGGATTAGGACATGTTCCATCTGCAAATGCATACGAATTAATTACTTCCATTACACTATTGGCACCTCCAAATGGTACATAATTAAACGTTTCTTTAACGAAATAATTATCTTGTGTACTTGTGGCTACTACAGGTTGGTTATCTATAGAATATACTTCAAAATCGAGGCATCTTACACCTTGTTTTATAATTGCTTTTAAAACACAAGTATCAACATAACCATTTTTATATTCTCCACCCGAACATGCGTTATATGCGGTTTTTATATAATAATCAAACAGATTTCCTGAAAAATCCGCAGCTGTTTTTGATACAGGTACTATAAAACCATTTACATCCGAGTATATTCTGTTCATATAGTCACATTCTCTTGTCGGTATAGAATAAAGACGAGATAAATATATCAAATACATGACAACTACAATAAATATTATCATAAAAAGCAAATATGTTTGAAATTCTTCGTCTAAATTCGCAATTTGATTCTTCGCTTGTTCATACATTTTTGACAAACCACTTGTAATTTTTTCAGCTACTAAAGATGTTTGATTCGCTGGATTTGTTGACATAATCTACTATATTATATTATTTTAAAAAAATAGATGAAATTATACAAGTAAATAAATTATACAAGTAAATATATTAAGAAAATAAATAAATTATATATTAAAAAGTTTATATAGTATATACTTAATATGGCAGGCGGTCTTCTTAATCTGGTTGCTATTGGACAACAAAATATTCTTCTAAATGGTAACCCTAGTAAGACTTTTTGGAAAACAACTTTTAAAAAATATACGAATTTTGGTAAGCAGAATTTTCGCTTGGATTTTGAAGGGACTCCAATACTTAATTTAACAACAGAATCTACATTTACGTTTAAAGTAAAACGCTATGCTGATCTTCTTATGGACTGCTATATTTCCGTGCAATTACCGAATATTTGGAGTCCCGTTTTGCCTCCTCAAGCTATAACAAATCCTGATGGTTCTATTACTTATACTGGGTGGACACCATATGAGTTCAAATGGATTGAAAATATTGGTGCTCAGATTATCAGTCGCGTTTCTATAACTTGTGGTAACCAAATATTACAGCAATATTCAGGACAATATATTTTGGCATCAGCTCAGCGTGATTTTAATAGTCAAAAATTAGCATTGTTTAATGAAATGATCGGACAAAGTGTGGAGTTGAATGATCCGGCAAATTATAATGGCCGTTCAGGCAATTATCCGAATGCGTTTTATACGACGAGTCCAGCGGGGGCACAGCCTTCTATTAATGGACGCATATTGTATATTCCTTTGGGTGCATGGTTTAATTTATTAACATATCAGGCATTTCCTTTAGTAGCCCTGCAGTATAATGAATTGCAAATAAATGTTTCATTTAGACCTATTAATGAATGGTTTACTATTCGTGATGTTATGGATTATGCAAATAATTATCCTGATATTGCACCAAATTTTAATCAATTGTATATGCAATTATATCGATTTTTACAGACGCCACCCGATGAACAATTAGGTCCTACTTCTTATACAGATACTAGAAGTTTGTGGAATGCGGATATTAATTTGAATTGCACGTATTGTTTTCTCTCTAATGATGAAGCTGAAGTGTTTGCTAAAAATGAGCAAAAATATTTGCTTAAACAGGTTTATGAGAGGCCTTTTTATAATGTCACGGGGCAGAATACAATTGACTTGGATTCCATGGGTATGGTTATTAGTTGGATGTTTTATTTCCAGCGTAGTGATGCCAATTTACGCAATCAATGGTCAAATTATACGAATTGGCCTTTTAAAATGATGCCTCAAGGTATAACGTATGCTCCTGTAACTGGTTCTTATCCTAATCCTGATCCAGCCGGTCCTGCAACTATTGGTCCTGGTACAAATCCAGATGGTACGCCAAGTGATTTATATGTTACGGGGATATATAATCCGCAAAATATTCAATATATATTGGTCGCACTTGGTATATTATTGGACGGACAATATAGAGAGAATATTTTGCCAGAGGGTGTATATAATTATATTGAAAAATATGTGCGCACTGCTGGGAAAGCACCGAATGGACTCTATTGCTACAATTTTTGTTTAAATACGAATACATTTGATACACAACCTTCTGGTGCAATGAATATGAGTAGATTCACGAGTGTACAATTTGAGATTACAACCATTACTCCGCCTGTTGACCCATATGCGCAAGTGTTGACCATTTGCGATCCAGCGACTGGAGATATTGTCGGTATTAACAAGCCTACATGGCGCATTTATGATTACAATTTTAACATGTTTATTATGGAAGAGCGCACCAATGTCGTCACATTTGTTGGTGGTAATGCGGCTCTTATGTATGCTATCTAATAAAAAATATATAATACAATTGGATATATTATATATTTACCTACTTAAAAACGAGGTTATATTTTATTCTTCCAATATATACTTAAAATTTTTTGTTTTTTTTTCTTTAAGTACCTTTTTTAATTTATTATATAAAACTTTGAAAATTTTATTGGGAAAGTTTTTTTGGCTTTTCGATTTTGGACATTTTTTTTGTCCATTTTTGAAAAGCAAAATTTCTTTTGTAAAAAAGAGGGACCTTTGTGACCATAATTGAATTTTATGGTCTCGGTACTAAAAAAATAATTCAAAAATTGTGATTGTAATTTTTAAATATTTTTAATTAAAAAAGATTTAGGGAAATATTTTGTTAACTAAATATAAGAAAATGTTAACGGATTTATCCCAAAATTTCCCCAAATATTTTTGCGAAAAATGTGACTTCAAAACTAATAACAAAAAAGATTATGAAAAACATACTTTAACACTGAAACATAAAAAGTTAACATCTGTTAACAAAGAGTTAACAGATAATCACCCCAAAATGGTTTTTACGTGTCAACTAT